AACAAGATCTCACAGGTCCTGAAGATCTTACAACAATAGAGGAGCAATAAAATGGCTACAAATACAGGAGCATACACTGGAGAGTCAGGCGTTGTTAAATTCTCAGACGACGGCTCAGCGGTAGTGGCAGTGGCGAGTGTTAGGTCTTTCACCATAGACCAAGAGACACAGGCTATTGAATCTACTGTTATGGGATCGTCAGGAAGACAATACCTAGCAGGCCTAACTCAGTTCAGTGGAACGATGGACATATTCTTTAGGGATGATGATGATGGGGCGAACTCATTATTCACGTCAATAGGGAACAACCCAGCGGCGATTGAACTATACCCATCAGGTGAGACCACAGGTGTCAAACTTGACGGGAACGTGATCGTCACAGGTCATTCAATCACATCAAACTTTGATGGAATGGTTGAAGCGAGTGTGACTTTCCAAGGAAGTGGAGTATTGACGAAGACTGACTTATAATGTTGAACGTCAAGATCCAATTTAACGGCAATAGGGTAGCGACTGATCTTAATAGGGAATTGGATCAAATCGTTCGCCTGATATCCCAGGATTACCTTGACACGGTCAAGGTGAAGACACCAGTTCGTTCTGGTCGTGCTAGGAAAGGCTGGAGGCTGAACAAGAAGAGGAAACTCAACTACGAGGTCACCAACCGCGTGCCATACATAGGCCGCCTAGACGAGGGATATTCACAACAAGCACCGCGTGGTATGACACGACCAGCCGCACGGGAAGTGCTCAATAGGGCAAGAAGGAGAATAAGATAATGTCAGTAATGGACAACATATCTAAACACTACCAATCAGCGATCGGTGGTGAAATGGAGAGCTATCATTGTGATGAGTGGGACACGGATATCTACTTCAGGAAAACTTATCCACTCAAGGACGAGGCCAAGATCCTTGAACTGCAGGCGCAGGGCAAGACGGTGGAGGCACTGGTCGAGAGCATAGTGGCCAAGGCGAGGACCAAGGATGGTAAACGCATGTTCCACGATGCGGACAAGGTTAAACTGATGAACGAGGCAGATCCACAGACAGTGGTCAAAGTGGCCTCCGCCATCAACAACGCAAGGATAACCGCCACACAGGAATCTGCCGCAAAGGAATAGATTCCAGTGTTGAGTTGAGATTTGTGATGATGCTGGCCGACAGGCTCAAGAAGAGCGTGGAGGAGATATTGCAGATGTCAACACTGGAGTATGAACTCTGGCTTGGTTATTATTTGTTTGAGAACAAGGAAATGAGGAAGACCATGAACAAACAGAAGCAACAACCAAAGGTTAGAAGATAATGGCCCAGGGCAAACTCTTACTGGACATAGCGGTAAGGAACCAGCAGGCGCTGGGCAAGGTCAATTCACAACTGACCCAACTGCAGGCCAGCGGTATCAAACTGTCAACGGTGCTGAAGGGCGCCGCGGGTGCGTTGGTGGCCATAGGTGCCACCCGTGTCATTGGTAGCATCATATCCACCACGGCCAGGTTCGAGGACCTCAATGACGCACTGGCGTCGGTCACTGGATCAGCCCGTGAGGGTGCGGAGGCGTTCGACTTCGTCAGCAACTTCGCCACCAAGACGCAGTTCGGCGTTGAGGACCTCACCACCACATTCATAAAATTAAAGGCATCAGGCATAGAGCCCACAGAGGACCTACTGACCCTGTTCACGGACACCGCGGCGGTCACGACGGACCAACTGGGTTCACTGCAGGCCATCACTGACCTATTCGCTAGGACCACTTCGGGTGGACTTGGACTGGAAGAACTCAACAGGTTGGCCGACAGGGGTGTTCCGGTATTCAGGATACTTGAAGAACAACTGGGCATAACAAGATTAGAGATATCAGAGGTTGGTAAGACAGCGGAGGGATCTAAGAAAATCCTAAATGCACTATCAACAGGATTGAGGCAGGACTTTGGTGGTGCCACCGCCAACGTGGTTGACAACTTGTCAACACAGTTCTCAAACTTGAACATCGCACTAAAGAATTCAGCCAACGAGTTCGGACAGGGACTATCACCGGTGTTGAAGGAGACCACCGCTGACCTAACAGAATTCATAGAGAACAACGAGGAGACCATAGCCGCACTGGGCAGACTGGGTGGCGTGATACTACAGGGCGTGGTGAAACTATTCATCAGCCTCGCGGAGGCGCTGGGTGCCATCGTGATCGGTGGGGAGAAACTGATCGGATTCTTCGAAGAGGCATCCAAGCAGACCGATCACATACACGACGATTTCAGCACACTCAACTCGGACTTCGATTCAACGGGCGGTGCGTTCCAGGCACTGTTCAGGGACTCACAACCAGTCATCAAGGCCTTGGGTGACACACAGATGGGCGCCGAAGAGGCCGGTGACAGCATGGCGGAGGCCGCGGAGAAGATAGCGGAGTTCGCAGTGGCCAGCGGAGACTTCAACGAAGAGGGTCGCACCACCGCAGAGATATTGGAGGAGCAGGCACGGGAGGCAAGTGCGGTGGCCAGGGAGACGGCCATGATGGACAGGCGTTTCAGGAACGCGACCGCCAGCAGTGAGGAACTGAACTCATCCATAGGCAATGACATTTTACTTGAAGCGGTCAAGAGGACCATAGGCGAGGGATTCACACCACTGGAGGCATCAATAGTGGCGGTTGCGTCCGGGATGGAGGCATTCAGGTCAACGGCCTCAAACGCACTGACGGACGTGATCATGGGCACCAAGTCCTTGAACGACGCACTGGGCGAGATAGCCAACGCCACCATCAAGGCCCTGATACAGGGATTCATCAACCTTGGCATAACCATATTCGTGCTTGAACCTCTAGAGAAGTTCCTGAGGAACATCAAGAACAGGCAGAAGGACATCAACAGGGAGCTCAAACAGGAGATAGCACTGAGGACGGTGCTGGCGTTCTTCGGGGGAGGCGGTGGCTTCGGCATACCGTTCCTGGCCAATGGTGGTAGGGCTCCGGCCAACCAACCAGTGGTGGTTGGAGAACGTGGTCCTGAACTGTTCGTGCCCAACACGGCGGGAGAGGTCATACCCAACAACGAGATAAACCAAGGCGGCGGATCGGGTGCCAGTGGGGGAGGTGACAACATCAACGTCACTTTCAACATCAACACCATCGACGCCACTGATTTCAATGAATTATTAACAACCAGGCAAGACCTGATCATAGGATTGATCAACAGGGGTCTGGCCGAACGAGGCAAAAGGAGTCTGACAGCATAATGAGTGGCACGTTTCCAATATCAGCGGGTTTTGAGACCTTAGATTTCCAATCAAACACCAACAGCCGGGTGACGGTGAGCGTTTCTGGCAAGACACAGCGGATCAAGACCGGTGCACAGTTCTGGAGCTTCAAGCTCAAGAGCCCGGCCATGACCCGTGAGGACATGATGGCGGACTTCGCGTTCATAGTCCAACAGGACGGACAGGTGGAGTCATTCACCATAGTGCCGCCGACCATAAGTTCAACCAGGGGCACCGCCTCTGGCACCATAACGGTGGCCAACGTCACCAGCGAATCACCCTCGATCAGCCTGGCGTCAGGATCCAGCGCCATAGGCGTCACTGGGGGCACGGGCACACTTAAGAAAGGTGACCTGATAAAATTCTCAAACCACGACAAGGTATACATGGTGACGGAGGACGTGGATCTGGACGGATCAACCGTTGATCAGATACAGTTCTACCCACCACTGACCACGGCACTGACCGGGGGAGGTCAGACCATAACCTACACGGACGTGCCCTTGAAGGTGTATTTCGACAGGGATGAGCAGAAGTTCGAGACACAGACGAATGGCACGTTCAGATACGAGATAATAATGAATGAGGAGATCTAATGGCCAGGGATTTAGCCAGTTCACTACAGACCAAGTTGGCCGCGAGGACGGTGTTCGCCGCGGACCTGATAGAACTGCACTTGGCGACACCACTGTATTTCACATCCACCAACATTGACATAGACTACGACAGCGCCACCGCACCTGATTCAGGCACCAACACTTACCTGGCACANGGGCAGTTCCTAAATTTCAGCAACATCACGGAGAGCTCTGACATCAGGGTGGGACAGCTGGACATGACATTCACNGCGGTTGACACCACCACGGTTTCATTGCTNATCAACAACGAATACATGAACAAGCGTGTGGTNATNTACCGTGCGGTGTTGGCCAGTGATTACAGTTTCACCANTGATGACGTGTTCACCGTTTTCGATGGCATCATAATGGGCTACAGCATACAAGAGACCAATGAAAGCGCCACCGTGACCATAACCGTGGCATCACAGTTCGCTGACTTCGAGAGGACCAATGGCAGGAAGACCAATCCGGCATCACAGCAGGTGCACTTCCCCACAGACAAGGGCATGGACTTCTCCGCACAGATAGTCAAGGACCTCAAATGGGGGAGATCATAATGAACGTGGTGTTCCGAGACTTCAACAAGCGTGACTTCACCGAATTCGAGAGTCTGGCCTACCGTGCCATCTTCGAGCGAGGCTATGTTGACATAGATTTCAACAAGCAACACTGGAATCTAAACCTAAAAAACTTGGTCAGCCTCAACAGCAACATCATCAGGCTGGTATACATCCAGGACCAGATGGTGGGCTTCTACATCATACAACTGCACACACTGCCTTGGAACCACAGGACACAGGCGCTGTTCCAGTTGATGCACCTGGAGGGACAACACAGGAATTCCGCGGTGTATCACCTGATGTTCCGTGACGCGGAGAGGGTGTGCGAGGACAACCGAGTGGAGAAGATACAGACCACTGACACGGCGATACTGATGGAGGAGCACGAGCGACTAACACTATTACACAACCACAATTATTACCAAATAGACGGTGTTTGGGAGGTCAAGAAAGATGTTTGAACCAACATACGTGAAAGACCTTAACCAGCAATATACAGGCGTCTCTGTGCGTTTAAACACCATCAAAACAGTGACGGACAGGCTGATAGGGTTCTATAGGACGTTTGATCGCTACCAGGATGGCACATACGAGGAATTATACCAACACATCTCACCTTCGGTCAGGAACAACACCTACAAGATATTCGAGGAATCGGGCCAGATATACGGTTTCATGAACTGGGCCTTCGTGAACAACAGGGTCCTGGACAGGTTCATGGAAACCGGTGAACTGGGCACCTTGGACTGGCAGTCGGGATTCAAGATGGTGTGGGTGGACGCACTGGCCAAACGCGACATAGACCAAATGGCCAAGTGGTTACGAGATTACACGGTCAACCTACTGGGCGAGAACGTCAGGGTGTATTGGTTGAAGATAAACGGAGAGCAGATACGTGCCAAGGTCAAGATGAGGACCAAGAACAGTTGGAGGATCAATGAGTAAGGCGTTCAGAGCGGTCAAGAAAGCGGTCAAGGCCGTGGTCAAGGTGGTCAGCAAGGTGGTCAGTGGCGTGGTGTCAGCGGTGACGTCACCGTTCGGCATGAACATAGACGTCCCAGACTACGACATCGGCACGGACCAATCACAGGCCATCCAGGGGGTGCTGGTCAACAAGGATTCCGCCATCGCACACATACCAGTGGTGTATGGCACCCGGCAGGTGGGAGGCACCAGGGTTTTCGTGTCCACAAATGGTAGCAACAACAAGTATCTATACGTGGCGTTCATCTTGGCGGAGGGACAGATAGACGCATTCACAAAACTGATCATAGACGACAATGACGTGCCACTGGCCTCATACGCACACGGGGTGGTGGCCAACGCCAGCACCGGCAACTACAAGGACAAGATACAGGTGCAGTTCTTTGATGGCAGGGACAACCAGACCGTTTCCACACTGTTGGAACAGGCACCGGGTTGGGACTCTGACCACAGGCTACAGGGATTGGCCTATCTCGCATTGAGATTCGAGTGGGCTGGCTTCAACACCGAGGACAACCCCAACAACAACCCTTACAATGGTGGCATACCCAACATAAGGGCCGAGATACGTGGCAGGAAGATCCTTGACATCACTGGCATAACCCCCAGCACCTACAACACCTCATACGCCGCCGACACCAAGACATATTCAAACAACCCGGTCAACGTGCTGGCGGATTACCTGAGGAACACCAGATACGGCAAGGGACTCAGCAACGACAAGTTCGACTGGGCCACCTGGAAGACCGCGGCGGAACTGTGTGACCAGACCGTGACCTACAGCAATGGATCCACGTCAAAGGCCTTCACCTGCGACGCGGTCATAGACACGGCCAACAGCCTCATGGTCAACAGCAAGATCATCCTGGCGGGATTCAGGGGCATAATGCCATACCAGGGAGGCCAATACAAGCTCAANNTNGAGCATGGTGGNGATGACACTGACATCGCGGCCACGCCAACGGATCCAACCACGATATTCACCGTGACCGCGGACCACATAGTGGGCGGCGTCAGCCTCGAGGGCGAATCCAAGCAACACAAGTGTAATCGTTGCGTGGTCACATACGTTGACCCAGAGGCGGACTACCAACCCAATGACGTGACCTATCCCACTGAGGGATCAGCGGATGACACCGCGTTCCTGGCCGCTGACAACGGCGTCAGGCTGGAGAAGAGGGTCACACTGCCGACCATAGCCAATCGCAAGATCGCGGAACAATACGCACAGGTGTTCGTCAAGAGATCCAGGACACAGAAATTTATATCATTCAACACCAATCTCGCCACCACCAACACCGCGGTGGGTGACCTCATCCGTGTGCAGAGCGACACCCTGGGCCTGGACGGCATATTCAGGATCATGGACATCAGGATCAACTCCGATGCGGACATCGAGATATCGGGCATGGAGCACCAGGCCAGCACTTACGCGATAGGGGCCACTGGCACGGACTACGTGAGACCTGTGATAAACCTACCGGATCCACAGCAGGT